CCCTGCAGGTGGAGGTAGTCAATGAGTGAGCTGCAGGTCTCCTACGATGACCAGCTGGTCCGCTGGCACCGGTGCTGGATCAGGCCGTCCCTGCTGGAACGGATCGGCGCCGCGGGCAGGAAACTGTCCGGGCAGGAGGCCGACGATGTGCTCGGTGAGCTGATCGACGCGCTCGCCGGGCTGGACGTGACCGAGGCGGGGCAGGTCCCGGCCCGGCTGCGGAAGGTCCTCGGCCTGTAACGGCGCACCCACAAGCCCAGCCCAGACCGCAGTAAACAGGCACCCAGCCGTCACCAGATACGCCGGGTGCCTGTTCCTATCCCCGGCTACCTGTAAGACCGACACAAGGGCGGGGGTGCCCGGTCCCGGGATGCCGGGCCGGCGCCGCTGACAATGGGGCTGTCCACCAGAGAAGGAGACAGTCATGACATTCCACCCGCGGAACCCGATCAACGGCCGGTTCATCAGCCCGACCGGCGGCAGCAGCAAGGCGCGCAGGGCACTGAAGAAAAAGAAGATCGGCGGTGTGCAGAAGCTAAAGGGCTACGGCCACAACGACGCGACGCACCGTGTGAACGGCAAGCTGATGAATCTGCGCTACGCGGGCGACGCCTCGCACATGGACAAGAGCAACCACCGGCAGCAGAGCTCGACGCTGTACCTGTCGAAGGACGCGCACCACGGTGATTCCCGGTTCGTCGTCCACCACACGACGTCCGGGGACCAGAAGGGCAAGTTCCTGACCGGCAAGGGTTTCTCGAAGGGCGCCAAGGCGGCCGGTCTGTCCGGCCCGTCCCGCACCCGGGTGGGCATGGACATCAAGAAGGGCAAGAAGCTTGCCTCGGACGGACTGCCCGGATACCGCCCGACCGCGCTCGGCACCCGGCAGACCGCGATTGCGGCGCGGAAGAAGGCGACCATGTCCGGTGCGGCCGGCCGGCGCAAGAAGCGCGTCTGACCTGTCTTACTGACACACGGCTGTAGGGCGGGAATCCCGGGGGCCTGCCTTACACCGTGTGATTCTTGCAGGTGTCAGAGACGGGACGGCCGGCCGGTAACCAACAGGGGGACCGGGGGCTCAGGATCGGAGGAAATGACACATGGGCAAGAAGCCTGCAGATCAGACCAGCAACAACGGTGCCAGCGGTGCCGGGGACGCGGTTGATCTTGAAACACCGCTGGTCGGCGAAGGCACCGGATCGGGCTCGGAGGACGAGGACGATGACGATGATGACGGCGACGGCACCGGCGGAGACGCGGGCAGCATTCAGGCCCAGATCGAAGCGGGCATCGCAGCAGCACTGCCGCAGATCCAGAAGTCGTTCCAGTCGGAAATGGACCGCCGGATCAACAGCGCGCTGAACCGTGGTGGCCGCAAGCCCGCCGATAAGGGCGGCGACGAAGAGAACGACGACAAGGGCGGCCAGAAGGTCCCGGCGGCGAACGTGCGTGGTGCACGGATCGCGTTCCGGGAGTACCTGCCGGAAAGCATCCGCCTGCTGTCCTCGGAGGAACGCTCGCTCGCCAACGAGTTCGGCCAGTCCCTGATTCAGGCCCGCGCGCTGCGCGGCTTCGATGACGAGGACGAGGTCGGCCAGGAGGTCGCCACCGCAACGGCGGAGTTCCTGAAGAAGGCACGCGACCTGTACAGCAGCCGCACCAAGCGGATCCTGCAGCAGCAGGGGGCGCTGAAGGAGCAGGCGGACGGGCAGTCGGCACACGGCGGGGACCGCAAGCCGGACGCCATGACCGACGCCTTCGCAGCTGCTGAGAAGAAAGACCGCGAACTGCACCCGCAGCGGTACGTCGGGAAGTAACCGTCAGATCCTCTGACCCTGTTAGCCCTTGAAGGAGGGAATGCTATGAGTGGTGGTTTCACACCGAATCTGGTCGAATCGACCGATGCCCTGACTGGCTGGATCAACGTCCTCGCCAGTGAGCACATGATGGCGAAGTCCGTCGGCATCACGATCGACAAGAACCTGATCACCCCGGACGCCAACGGCGACCGCATCGTGAAGAACGGCACCGTTCTCGCGAAGGTGACCGCGACCGGCAAGTACGGCCCGTACGACAACGCCGCGACGGACGGCCGCGAGGTCGAAGCCGAAACCGGCGTCCTCGTCAATGGCGGTGTCAACGCCCGCAACGGTGACGTGATCACCGGCATGCTGATTCACGGATCAGTCCTCCGTGCCCGCCTGACCGGCTGGACCCCGACCCTCGAAGCTGCCGTCGCCGGCCGCATCATCGCCCAGTAAGGACAGCTGACATGGCACTTTACGACCTCGAAGAATTTCAGGCACCCCGGCTTCTGCCGTTCGTCCGGATGCAGCCCGCACCGGCCCAGTTCGCGGCCGTCCGCTGGCTGCCCGACCAGACCATCGACGACCTTGATTTCGAGTACATCAAGGGCACCCGGAACAAGACGGTCATGGCGCACGTCATGGGCTACGACTCCGAGGCACCGATCGCTGGCCGTCAGGCCGGCGGCTCGAAGGTCTCCGGCCAGCTGCCCCCGATCAAGCGCAAGACCCGGGTCGGTGAAAAGGAGATCATCAAGTTCCTGACCCCGCGTCAGGGCTCCGCCGACCAGCAGAACGCGATCAACTCGGTGTACCGGGATGTCACCGAACTGCTCGACTCGGTGCAGGCCCGCGTCGAATGGCTCCGCGTGAAGGCGCTGTCCGAGCAGACCATCGTGTACGACGAGGGCGGTGTGATCTTCGAGTTCGACTTCGGCCTGACGAAGAAGTACCTGCTCGACGGTGTCACGAAGAAGAACGCGCTGGACGAGACGATCGCGCAGCTCGGCGGCACGTGGGAGAACCACGCGACGTCCACGCCGATCACGGACCTGCAGTTCATCGTGAACCTGATCCGCAACGAGACCGGCCAGACGATGGCCGAGTTCGTCATCGACTCCGAGTCGATCGAGCACCTGAAGGCGTCCGAAAGCCTTCGCCTGCTGGCCCGCGGCGAGACCGGCCTGCCGGGGATCCTGACGCAGGGTGAGATCGACGGCGTGTTCGCACGCTACTCGCTGCCCCGCCTGACCCCGTACGACGTGTACCTGTCGAACGAGCAGGCCGACGGCACGCTCGTCGACGAGCGCGTCCTGACCCCGGGCCGCGGCTTCTTCGTCCCGTCGACCCCGCTCGGCAATACGCTGTGGGGCCCGACGGCCGAGAGCCTGTCTCTGGTCGGCACCCCGCTGCAGGCGTTCGCGCCGGGCGTGTTCGTGAACACGTACGCCACGGACGAGCCCGTCGCGGAATGGATCAAGGCCGCGGCGATCGCGTTCCCGACCATGCCGAACGCTCACGTCCTGAGCCAGTTCAAGGTCCGCTGACAGTAGCGGTCCGTCAGCTTCCGGCCCGTCGTCCACCCCGGGCCGGATAGACAGTGGGAGAGTTGCCGTCAGACGGTGGCTCTCCCGCCGTCGTTTAACGACGAAAGGCGCATGATGACCAGAGCGATGCTGAGAGACGACTACGCCAGCTACCGGGCCGGCGGGACCGGGGTGCTGCTCGACGATGACGGCCGCTCCTCGGTGCAGACCGGGATCGGCGACACGCAGGGCCCGATCGTCCCGGGCGACCCGAATCCGGGCGCTAAGGTTGGCCCGTTGGTGACGGTCAGGGAACGGGTGTCGCAGGGTTTCGACGAGGACGGCAACCCGATGTGGGGCTGGACGGACGTGGTGGCCGACATCGAGTCGATCGCCACCGGGGACAGGACCGAGGTGTCCGACGCTGCGGGGACTTCCACAGTCCGCGGCTCGTACACGGTGCTGTACCCGGCGGAGTACCGGGACGTGAAGGAAAGCGCGCAGGTCCGCGCCGAAGGGTTCCTCTGGAACGTGACCAAGGTGACCCGGTTCCCTGACCGCATCACGCTTGATGTGGAGCGCACCGATGCCTAGCGGGCTGCTGGTCATGCGGGTCGACCTGTCCCGCTGGACCGGCGGGTTCGACAAGCTCTCGGAGCCGCACGTGTCGCAGGCCGCCGTGGACGAGTGGGACAAGGCGGTGGAGGTGCTGTTCGCGGCGACGCAACGCTATGCGCACGTCCTGTCCGGCGACATGGTGTCCACCGGCCGGTATTCGACCGCGAAGGACGGCGACCAGATCGTCGGGACGGTGGAGTACGGCGACCAGATCGGCCCGTCCGGCGAAATGGTCGACTACGTCCAGTACGAGCTGCGCCGCAAGGGCTCGCACGATTTCTTCGCCCGCGGGGTCCGGTCGTCCCGGTCCCGGCTCGAGGAGGGCGCCGGCCAGATGGTCGAAGCCGCATTCAACGCTGCCTTTGGAGGGCTCTGATGGAGATTGATACCGCCGTGCGCCGGATGCTGCTGCTGCAGCCGTCCGTGATCGGCTACACCGGGCAGAAGGTGTTCAAGAACGAGCTGCTGGAAATGGTCGACCAGACCGGCGGCCGGGCCGTGGTGGTCCGGAAGAACGGCGGCACGGCCGACCCGCAGACGGTGAACACCGACGAGTACCCGGTCCTGACCGTGGAGTGCTGGGCCGACTGTGACCGGAACCCGGACGGGTCCGTGTCGGTGCAGAACGCGATCGACAAGGCGTACGCCGTGTACCGGGTGGTGGACGCGGTGATGAACCGGGCCCGGGACGTCTGGTGGGGCGCCGGCGGGTCCGCTGTCGGGGTGCGGGTGCTGTCCTGCGGGAAGGCGTCCGAACCGATGCACGAAACGTCCAAGGACATGCACGGCGCGACGAAGGTCGGGGACAGCGCCGTTGTCTCCGTGGAGTACGAACTGCACATCGCACCGTAGGGTGCATGACCCCCAAGGAGGGGCACTGTGAGGATGCTTTTGAGGGCCGGCTTCGACACGGTCACCGGGTACGGGAACGACGGCGTGGACATGGCCGTCGCGCTGGAGAACGCCGGGGTGGACGTGCGGCTCGCGCCGACGTCGGTCCGGTCCGGGCTGCCGCCGGAGTTCCTGCGGCTGCTGCTGAAGGAACCGGAGGGCCCGTTCGACGTGGCCCTGAACTTCGCCCCGCCGTATGAGGTGCAGCCGGCGGAGTTCGCCGGGACCGCCCGGCTCGCGGTCGGCTGGTCGATGTGGGAGAAGTCGCTGCTGACCCGGGACGACATGCGCGGCGCCGGGTGGACGCACCCGCACAACCGGAAGCACTGGTGGTCCAAGGGGCCGCTGGTGAAGGAGGGCCGGCACAAGAACTGGCTGGACCTGATGGTGGTGACCTGCCCGGACAACGTGGCGGCGTTCCAGCATCTGGACCCGCACCTGCCGTACGCTGTGGTCCCGAACGGCATCGACCCGAAACTGTTCCCGGTGATGGAACGGGAACGCGGCGGGCCGATGGTGTTCGCGAGCATCGGGATGCTGAACGGCCGGAAGGACCCGTTCGCGACCCTCGCTGCGTGGGAGCGGGCACAGCAGCTGAACCCGGGCTTCGACGCGCGGCTGGTGCTGAAGACGTCCACGACGGGGCTGCACCCGAAGATCGCCGAACGGTACCGGAACGTCGCGGTGATCACGGACGAGTGGCCGCGGGCCGCCGTGGTGGAGTTCTACCGCAACGTCGACGTGCTCGTCTCGTCGTCCCGGGGCGAGGGGAACAACAAGCCGGCGATGGAGTTCATGTCCACGGGCGGGCCGGTGATGGCGACGGACTGGTCCGGGCACCGCAACTGGCTGCACGAGGCGTGGGGCTACCCGCTTTCCGGTGAACTTGAACCGGTCGCCGACGGTTCAAGTGTGATGGACTTCCGCGTGAACGTGGAGCAGATGGCGGGGACGTTCCTGCACTGCTGGGCGAACCCGGAGGAGGTGCGGCGCAAGGGTGAGCTCGCGGCGCAGTACATCCGGCAGGACCTGTCGTGGGCGCGCGTCGCGGAGCGGCTGCTGTACCAGATCGGGAGGGTGTCATGATGTCCGAGATCCGCTGCCCGAGGCACCCGGCCCGGCTGCTGCTGAAGATCGCCCATGTGGTGCAGCTCGACGGGGCGAACCTGATCGAGGTCGCCTGCCGGGACTGCCGGAAGGACGCGCGGGAGGCCGGCCGGAACCCGGGGCTGGTGCTGCACCGGTACAACGTCGCCGGGTCGCTGGTGGAGACCGTGGAAGAGTAGCGTGTCGCCGCTGTAAGACGCGCTTCTGCATCGCCCCGGCCGGAGACTGGGGGGTGACCGGCCCCGACCGGCATCCGTTGAAGGAGACCCTGCCGGGGTTGATGTAGAAGGAGAGCACCGCAATGGCTTTTGGTACGAACGTAGAAGGCTTCAGTATTTCGCACGCCCAGATCCTCGACGGGAGCCAGACGTTCCTTGAAGCGGTCGCGACCGCCGCGCTGGCCGGCCTCGACGTGTACGGCGTGAAGGAGTCCTCGCTGGCGCCCGACCTCGGCTCGTTCGACAACGAGGGCGACAACCAGATCATGTCGACGTGGAACTGGTTCAACAAGGCCGACCTGACCGTCCAGTCCGGCTACGTCAGCTTCGGCCTGATCGCCAAGCTCACCGGCCAGACCATCTCGTCCTCCACCACGGCGGGCAAGACCACGATGGGCCTCGACCTGTGGCACGAGGATGACATGAACGTCGCCGCGAAGCCGGTGCTGCTCCGGATCCCGTCGAAGGATGATCAGGGCCAGCCGGCCGACTTCGTCGTCGGCCTGTACAAGGTGAACTTCAAGCCGATCCAGTTCGACGGGCCCACGTACCGTGACGGCCTGAAGGTGAACTACGACGGCACCGCGATCATGTCCTCCGTGGACGAGAAGGGTGTGGCGTTCGCCGACGGCAAGAAGCGCGTCGGCCGCCTGCTCGCGATCCAGCGCTAACAGACCGGCGGCAGGAGCGTTTGCTGGGGCGCTCCTGCCGCCACCGCAGTACCCGGCAGCCACAACCGAACAGAAAAGAGAGCGGCCATGACCGTCAGCAAAGAAGTACCCGACCTTGATGTGATCGTCCCGGAGCACGGCGAACTGCTGGTCGAAGGGATCCCGGCCGTCGTGAAGCGGCTGAAGTCCAAGGAGTTCCTGTCCCTGATCCGTGTCCTGACCGTCGGTCTGGGCGCCGGGATCGGCGACATCGACCTCTCCGGCAACGAGGAGGAGGTCAAGAACAAGATGACCGGCCTGTTCATCCTCGCGATCCCGGAAGCGGTCGAGGAGTTCGGCGCGTTCCTGTTCAGCGTCGTCGACGCGAAGAACCCGCACGAACGCAACGACCTCCGCAAGGCGATGGACAACCCGGAGATCGAGGTCATGCTCGATGTCCTGACGCTGGTGATCCTGCAGGAGAAGGACGACTTCGCCTCGCTGGTGGGAAAAGCGAAGGCGTCCCTGTCGAAGATTCAGAGCCTGTACCAGCCTCTGGCCCGACCGACTGGGAAGTAAGACCGTGGGCGCGCACCCTTGACCTGATCTCAGCTTCGTATGGGTGGACCGACGAGCAAATCCTTGACCTGACGATGGCGCGCATCGCGCAGATCCGGGACGTCATTCTGGTCCGTCAACAGGAAGACCTTGAACGGTCCCTGACCTATAAGGAGATTGAAGTGCAGGCACTGATGAGCGCGATCCACGCGGCGGCCGGCAACGGCCCCGGCGTGAAGGCGGCGGCCGGGTTCCGGTTCCACGCGAAGCCGGCGGAGCCCGCGGAGTACCGGAAGGTCGTCGCGGTGTTCCGGCCGGACGCGGAGGGCCTGATCACCGATGAGGCGCTGGCCGCCGAGATCGAACGCCAGCGGGGCCTGCTGTGAGCGCCGGAGGGCACGCCGTCTTCAAGGCGATCGCCGACTTCGGTCAGGTCCGGCGGGAGGCGCGGCAGACCGAGCATTCGCTGAACTCGCTGGACCGGGCCGGGAACAAGACGTCCGGCGGGTTCGGGAAGCTGGTGTCCGGTCTTGGCGCCGGGGCGGGGGCGGTGGTGGGTTTCACCGGGAAGCTCGCCATCGCCATGCCGCTGATCTTCGGCCTCGCGTCCGGCCTGATCGCCGCGTCCGGCGGGACGCTGGCGCTGGCAGGGTCGTTGACCGCGGTCGCCGGGCTGGCCGTCGTGATCCCGGGGATGCTCGCGGGCATGGCGATGGCCGGCCTGTCGGTGGCGCTCGCCATGAAGGACGTGAAGACGCAGCTCGGCGGGCTGCTCCCGGACCTGCAGAACCTGCAGAAGTCGGTGTCCGGGTCGTTCTGGGCGCAGGCGAAGGGCCCGATCACGGAGATGGCGCACACGCTGCTGCCGATGTTCTCCGACGGGCTGTCGCAGCTGGGCAAGTCGGCCGGCAACATGACCGCGGACATCGCGAACTCGCTGAAGAAGAACCTGACCGGCCCGGTCCTGAAGCAGATGTTCGACGCGACGGCGAAGGGCATGGAGAACGCCCGGAAGGGCATCGACCCGCTGATCCACGCGATGACGACGCTGGGGACCATGGGCGCGAAGTACCTGCCCGCGCTGGGCAAGGGCTTCGCTGACCTGATGATCAAGTTTGACGCGTTCATCAGCAAGGCCGACAAGGACGGCTCGCTGAAGAAGTGGGCCGACGGCGGCATCCGGGTGATCAAGCAGCTCTGGTCGATCGTGAAGTCGACCGTGTCGATCCTGATGTCGCTGTTCAAGGCGGCGCAGGACGCTGCCCCGCCGGACGCGCTCGAGGCGCTGGCCGAGACGATGAAGAAGCTTGCGGGGCTGATGAAGCTCCCGGCCGTGCAGGACGGCCTGAAGAACATGTTCGCGTCGGCGTATCAGGCGATGGCGGACTTCAAGCAGGGCCTCGACCTGCTTGGCCCGGCGCTCGCCCGGCTCGGCCCCGAACTGGCGGTCGGTCTGGAGCAGTCCGGGAAGATCCTCGGCATCATCGCCGGGTTCATCGCCGACATCGTGTCGCAGCCGCTGTTCAAGCAGGGCCTGACGGACCTGTTCACGAAGCTGACCGACGCCGTGGTGAAGCTGCAGCCCGCACTGAAACCGCTCGGTGACCTGCTGGGTACGGCCGCGTCGTTCCTCGGCGACATCGCGTTCGCCGTCGGCGACATCCTCGGGACCGGGATCGCGACGCTGGCGCCCGTCTTCACGGAACTGCTGAAGGCTGTGCAGCCGCTGATCGAGCCGCTGAAAAAGTTCATCAAGGAGGCGCTGAAGGAGCTCGGCCCGCCGCTGATGACCCTCGCGAAGGACGTCCTGCCGCAGGCGCTGCCGCTGATCGGGAAGCTCCTGCCGATCCTGACCGAACTGATCAAGCTGGCCCTGCCGGTCGTCACGGAGTATTTCAAGGAGCTCGCCAAGGGCCTGAAGGAGATCAACGACAACAAGGAAGCCGCGACGACGCTCGGCACGATCCGGGACATCCTGAAGGACCTGAACGGGTTGCCGGCCGCGTTCGCTGCCCTGTCGTTCGGTGACAAGGAGACCGGGCTGCGCGGCATCATGCAGTTCGCGATCGACCACCCGGAAGTCACGGTGTTCTTCGACCTGCTGTTCAAGGCGCTGAAGCCGGGCGACAACCTCGCGCAGCTGATCATCGACGTGGCCGCCGCGTTCCAGAACTTCGGCACCGTCCTCGGGAACCTGTCCGGGCCGGGCGGGCCGGTGCTGTTCATCGCGTTCCTCGCGGGCCTGATGACGAACCTTGACCTGCTGTTCGGGAAGTCGGCGGCGTGGAAGGCGTTCTGGGACGGGCTGCCGTCGCCGGTGTCGCTCGCGATGGCGCTGATCATCGCGTCACTGGACATAAACCTCCCGTCGATGATGCAGCGGTTCGTCGGGTTCTTCCTGTCCGGGACCGTCAGCTGGGGCGTGTTCTGGGACACCGTCGCGGTCAAGACACTCGTCGGGATCGCCACGATCGGCACGAAGATCGTCCTCGCCGGGCCGCAGTGGGCGATGGGCATCGCGATGAGCGTGGCGCTGATGGCGCTCCGGTTCGGGCAGACGTGGTCGCTGATCCTCGGCATGATCCCGGGGCTGGTCGCCGCGATCGGCACCGCCCTGCTGACCGCGTTCCCGGGGGTCCGGGAGATCGTGGCCGGCTGGCCGGGGCAGCTCGCGCAGAACCTGCTGAACGGGGTGGGCCGGCTGAAGAGTTCCGGCCTGTCGCTGGTGATGGGCTTCGCCGCCGGCATCACGTCCGGCACGAACCTCGCCCTGCAGGCGGCGCTCGGCGTCGCGGCGGCCGTCGCCGGGGCGTTCCCGAACAGCCCGGCGAAGTACGGCGCGTTCTCCGGCCGGGGCTGGACCCCGTACCGCGGTGTCGCGCTGGTCGAGGGCTTCGGGGAGGGCATGGCGTCCCGGACCGGGTACCTGAAGAAGCAGGCCGCGAAGCTGGTCGGCGCGGCGCAGTTCGACGGTCAGGGATCCCTGTCGCTGGAGGCCCGGCTGAAGAACACGATGGCGCTGCCCGGCGGCGGGCCGAAGGGCCTCGGCGACGTGCTGTCCCCGGTCGGGACGGCCACGGCGGTGACCGCGCAGAAGGCGGCTGCCGGCCCGACGACCCTGATTGTGAACAACCCGAAGCCCGAACGGGCGACGGACAGCCTGCCCCGCGTGGTGCGGCGGCTCGGATATGTAGGAGTGGGATCCAATGCCTAACAGCACCGCTGAGTACACGGACGTCGACGGCACGTCGCTGCAGACGCTGGTGCAGAACCTCCGGACGTGGGGCGGCTCCCGGGAGGGGGTGCCACCGCTGCGCGGT